TTGATAAGTATTAAAGAAGATAAATATATTTCTTTTGATATGCCAAGCCATAAACATTTTATTGAAAGCATAGGATTTAAAAAGTTTTCCAACAAAGGTTTCGCAACACTCAATAATCATTTCCAGGAGATACATCAAAAAGAATTAAACAAAGAATATTTATATCCAGGATTAGATCGCTGGGAGCTCCAGGACCAATTAGAAGATTTGCCAACAGAGGAGTTGAAGAAGATTAAATCAAATCAACTATTATATCCATGGGTACTTAGAGATGTTATCAAAGATAGAGCATGAACTTGACCACTATTTATTTGTAAGAAGAAACATAGTTAATATTTTAAATGATGCAGCTATCTGCGAAAGGTTTTTAGCAGCACCAAATAATAATAGATGTCCTAGCATGTACAAGGCACTAGAGACTTACTATGATAAAAAAGACTGGGGATATCATGTTGAGCCAAGCATGAGGCTTAGAGCTACTCCAAGGCAGATTACGAACTATGAAACAGCAATAGATCTCTTATTATTAATTGAAACAGATATATCAGATGATCCTTTATTGATGAGAAAGATTTATTGGATGAGAGCTAACAGATCTAAATGGACCAGCATTGGAAAGTATTTTGGTTATCACAGAGTAACAATCAAGAAGATGTATGAGAGAGTATTGGATAAGCTGTCAAACAAAGTTATAGTTAGTAGTATTGACATAATAACCAAAAAGTTTAGTTAATTAGTTAATCCTCAAATATTTTTATAAATAAATTCACATAAGATAATCTTAGAGACTTGAAAAGTTATCCAAGGTATGTAGACTAAAAAGTATTGATTGAAATCAGAATAAGCTAAGCTGATTGAATTAGTCTCTTCATACAGTTATTAGAAACAATGAAATTTAAACTGGCTTGCCAAACATTAACCAAGCAAGGCAAGCGACCTTGTATGGCTCCTGGAATACTCTGCAAGAATGGTAACATTAGATGTAAAGTACATGGTGGTTACAGTCGAGGTCCAACAACATTAGAAGGTAAAGCAAAGTCTGCTCAGAATATAATTAAATACAATGACCAAAGAGCTAGTAATAACAGAGAAGATATCTAAAAAGATTTGCCAAGAGTTAATGCTCGGTACTCCATTAGTTCGTATTGCTAGAGATAAGGATATGCCAAGCCTTACAAAGATTTATAAATGGATTGCTGAACACAAAGAGTTTGCCAACAGTATTCAAGATGCGAGACGCATTGGTGCTCAGTCATATATTGAGAAAGCAATGGATGAGCTCGAGCATGCTGACAATAGAAACATCATGGTCATTAGAGAGAAGGTTCAGTTAGCCAAGTGGTTAGCTTCCAAGTTAATCTCAGTCTATGGTGATCGACAAGAGATCAAGCAAGAGACATCAATAGAGATCAAGTGGACTACTGATGATAGAGATATCATAGATGTTAGTACTCAAGAGTTCGGTATTACAGACATCAAACAAAGTTAGGTCTTGCGTCATGAGGTTAGGATATAGAAAGTAATTCACTACTATTCACTACCTTGCTTAAATTAATTAATGATTAGTAGCTAGAGTTGTTGACTGTCTATCGATTGTTGACTTGTTTCTGTGGAGAAAGCTTTTTAATTCCTGGCTAGAGGCACCACACCACAGAAAAAAACTCCGTATTTATTACTATATAATCATCGGTGCAACACACACACACAAACAGATGGCTAAAAAAACTAAAAACAAATATCAGAATGTATCGGCATATAGCTTTACAACATTTAACAATGAGCTTGTCATAAGCTTTGATGGTTTTACTGAGCAGAAAGATATGTTTGAGTTTGCAGAGTTTGTATTTGCTAAAATTAAAATGCCATATTGGCAGACAAAGGAAGTTCCAAGTATTCATTAATGCAAGTTGTTATTCCATATAAGCCTAGGAAGGCTCAAGCTTTAATCCATGAGAATATAGATAGGTTTAGATATAGCTTACTATGTTGTCATAGAAGGTTTGGCAAAACGGTACTATGTATTAACCACCTTATTAAATGTTGCATGACAAACAAAAATCATCAACCAAGGTATGCTTACATAGCTCCTACTTATAGCCAGGCTAAGAAGATAGCTTTTGATTACCTGGTGCATTTTACGAAAAATATTCCTGGTATGAAATATAACCAAACGGAACTAAGAGCTGATTTTATAAATGGATCTAGGATTACTTTACTGTCCTCTGAAAATCCAGATAGCATTCGTGGAATTTATTTAGATGGCTGCATAATCGATGAGGTAGCTCAAGTTAATTCAAGTCTTATTAGTGAAGTAATAACTCCAGCTCTATCTGATAGAAAAGGTTTTATGATTTTAGTTGGAACTCCAAAGTCAATGAATAATATATTTTATGATTATTTTCAGATGGCTCAAGGAGATCCGAAATGGTATTTACATGTAGCGAAAGCATCTGAGACTGGCATAGTAGATGATGATGAATTAGCTGCTGCATTATCTGTGATGGGTGAGCAAAAATATTCGCAAGAATATGAATGTAGTTTTGTTGGAAATATCCAAGGCTCCATATATGGAGATCTTATTGCTAACTTGGAGGACAAAAATCAGATAACAAGAGTACCAATAGATCCAAGCTATCCAGTAAATGTTGCCTGGGATCTTGGTTTTAATGATGCCACAAGTTTAATATTTTTTCAGCAAATAGGACACATGATCCATATAGTTGATTGCTACGAAAACACTAATGAAGCTCTACCGCACTATGTAGAAGTCATTAAAGAAAAAGATTATGTAATAGGAACAAATTTTGGACCACACGATTTGGACCAGCACGAATTTTCGACTGGTAAAACCAGAAGAGAAGTTGCTTATCAAATGGGGTTAAAGTTTAAAGTAGCTCCAAGAATAGCTATTGAAGATGGCATCCATGCAGTAAAGATGCTGCTACCAAGATGTATAATAGATGTCGATAACTGTAAAAAATTAATTAATGCTTTAAGGCATTATCATCGTAAGTTTTCTGAAAAAGATAGAACTTACAAAATTAAACCAGTCCATGATTGGTCAAGCCACATGTCGGATGCGATAAGAGTTTTAGCAACTGGCATAACTGAAAATAAATTTAACCAAACAAAAAAACAAATAGCAACAGATATAAATTACGAGGTACTATAATTATGGGATCAATCTTTAAACCAAAAATTCCAGCTCCTCCTCCAATAGTAATGCCAGAACCAGTTGATGTTCCAGATTATGCAGATGAGGAAAGAGATGCTGCTGCTAAAAAAGAAATGTTAGCTGCTGAAAGAAGAAGAAAAGGCAGAAGATCTACTATCCTTACTGGAACTGGATTGAATGAAATTGAAGATGAGAAAATTGATAAGAAAACTTTATTAGGATAATTATTATGGGTGGTCCAAAACAAGCATTTAAAACATTGGTTAATACAGCAGTTGGTAAAAATATTATTAAACCAGTTACAAAAACTCCAGAAGAAGGAAAAAAAACCTCAAATGCTTTAGATGACAAACTTGCTGAAAATGCTGAAGAAGGCAATGAAGCTGCTGCTAAATTATTAACCAAAAGAAAAGGTAGAAGAAAAACAATTTTAAATACAGCATCTGGTTTAAATGATGATGAAGAAATCAAAAAGAAAACTTTATTAGGATAGCAAATGTTAAAGACAATAAAAAAATTATTTACTTCAAAACCTGAAAAGAAAAAAATTAAAACACCTAAGAAAAAAGAAACTTTTATTTTGCAAGAAGAAGTTTTCGTTTTAGAAAAAGAAGTTAAAAATATTAATAAAGAAACAAAAGATACAAAGTCTAGTTTGACTTTTGGAGTATAACTATGGGTGGACCTTCAAGTAGTGGTGGTGGCGATACTGGACCAGCAAACAGATATTCAACTCCTAAGAAAAAAGTTATAGATTTTATTAAAGGTGGTGGAGTTGTAGGAACTGTTGTTAGAGCAGTTTCAAAAAATATAAAAGAAACTAAAGCTAAAAAAGATAAACAGAATTCTTTAGATTATGAAGGCGATGCTTTAGGAACAAAATCATCAAATTTTTATAAATCAAAAGATGCTAGAACTGGAGAAGATAATAATAATGATCCTAATCCAAAATCTGTTGAACAACCAAAAGTAAAATCACAAATGAATAACTCTGAAGTTAAATCTGATTTAATTACAGCTACTGGACCAACTGATATTGAAATGGCCAATACAACTGAAATGTCTGAAGATGAAAAATTACTAGCCAGAAAAAGAGGTAAAAAAACTAAAACAATATTAACGTCTGTTACTGGAGATAATACAGCAGCAACATTAAGTAAGAAAACTTTATTAGGATAAATTATGTCACTTTATAGAAATATTAATAAAAAAAAACGAGCTGGTACTTCAAACTCTAAAAAGAAATCAACTATATCAGCTAAAGCTTACAAGAATATGAAAGCTGGTTTTCCAAATAGCAAAAAGAATAAAGCCAAAAGGAAAAAGAAAAAATAATGCAATCAGAAGAATTTAGAAATTTAGCTAAACAGCTAAAAGACAACCTCTCTAGGCTACAAGAAAAAAGATCCACCTGGGAAAGCCATTGGCAAGAAGTGGCGGATGTTATGTTACCTAGAAAAGCAGAGATCACAAGACAACGAGCAAGAGGCGATAAACGTAGTACACAAATCTTTGACGCAACAGCAGTTCATGCTCTTGAACTCTTAGCTGCATCTCTGCATGGTATGTTGACTTCATCTGCGAATAGATGGTTTTCATTAAGATTTAAAGAAACTGGTTTGAATGATAGTGATGAAGCGAAAGAGTGGTTAGAAGATTCAACAAAAAGAATGTACGATGTAATTGCTAAGTCAAACTTTCAACAAGAAATATTTGAATGCTATCATGATCTAATTGCTTTTGGCACTTCATGTTTAATGATTGAAGAAGATCAAGAAGATGTTTTAACTTTCTCTGCAAGACACATTAAAGAAATTTATATCCAGGAAAATAGAAAAGGATATGTCGATACTTTATATAGAAGATTTAAAATGTCTGCTCAAGCAACAGTAGAAAAATTTGGTATTGAGAATGTTTCAAAAGAAATAGTTAATGTTTTAAAAAAAGCTCCTTTTGATGATATTGACTTAGTCCATGTCATTAGACCTAGATTAGATTTTGATCCACAAAAACAAGATAAAGCTAACATGCCTTTTCAAAGTATTTATTTTGAATATGGATCTGGTCATGTAATTTCTGTTGGTGGCTTTAAAGAAAATCCTTATGTTATTCCAAGATACTTAAAAGCATCTACAGAACAATATGGAAGATCACCTGGAATGAATGCGTTACCAGATGTGAAGGTTTTAAATAAAATGGTAGAGCATAGTTTGAAAGCTGCTGCAAAACAGATTGATCCTCCTCTACTCATTCCAGATGACGGAATGTTAGCTCCTATTAGAATGTCTCCAGGCTCTATTAATTATTATAGATCTGGATCAAGAGATAGGATTGAGCCATTAAATATTAATGCAAATACTGCGGTTACTTTAAATAGCGAAAATCAAAGAAGAGATGCTATCAATAAGATGTTTCATATTGATCAGTTAGTAGTAACTGAAAATAGAAACATGACTGCTACTGAAGTTTTGCAAAGACAAGAAGAGAAAATGAGAATACTTGGTCCAGTATTAGGTAGATTACAATCTGAATTACTATCTCCATTGGTTACAAGAGTTTTTAACATCATGTTAAGAAATCAATTATTCATGCCTTCTCCAGATATTTTAACTCAACAAGAATTAAATATTGAATATGTATCTCCAATGGCTTTAGCCCAAAGAGGACAAGAGCTTCAATCTTTAATGAAAGGCTTAGAACTTTTTGGATCACTAGCTCAGACAATGCCAGTTATGGATTACATTGATGAAGATGGATTAGTAAAACAAATTATTTCAATTTTAGGATTACCAGCAAAAGTAATTAAATCAGATGCTCAAGTACAACAGTTAAGAGCAGAAAGAGCTGAACAAGAAGCTCAACAAATGGAAATGCAGCAACAAATGGCTGAAACACAAATGGCTAAGAATGCGGCTCCAATGGCAAAGGTAGTACAAGATGGATCACAATAAAGAAGTAGAAAAAAAAATAAAACAATTAAGAGAAGATTATAAAATTACTTTTGGATCAGAAGAAGGTCAAAGAGTTATGGAGGATATCTCAAAAAGATGTCATGAGAGCTCGACTACTTTCATTAAAGATAACAGTCATGAGACCGCTTTTTTAGAAGGACAGAGATCAATCTCTCTTTTTATAAAAGCAATGCTTAAATCAAAATAACCAATAGGTATATAAATGGAAAATCAGACAACTGAGCAACCAGCTCAATCTGAACAACCGA